TCATTTTGTACCGTCAGGACCGGCGGTACCGTTTTTAAACAAGATTGGGCCCATGCCATTAATGACTTTCAGGCTGCCCTCTCGTGTTGGTCTGGTATAGTCGTTTGTCATGTCGATGTTTTTGTGACCTAACCAGTGCATGACGGACATTTGAGGCAAACCGTCCTGAAGCGCTTGGGTCGCAAAATAGTGACGCAACATATGCGGACGAAGCTCAATTCCAGTTGCATCTTTAACACGCTGAAACAGATTTCGGTTGATGTTGCTCGGATGAACTGGCATCCCAGTTTTCTCATTCAGATATATGAATGTCTCTGGCCCAATTTCACGATGAGTACGTGTCAAAATGTTCTTTGCGTACTGAAGGGAATAGTCAATGTAATCAATAATTGGGCCTGTCACATAGTTTGTGCGATAGCTGCTAGGAGTTTTTAAGGGACCGCCTAATGGCTGCTGAGGCGTTCTGCCAACGTAATAAGTGATTTCATAGTATGGTTTGCCTTCGGTTGTTCCTCGTTTAAATGAACGAAATTGGAGGCCAGCGAGTTCTTCACGCCGCTCACCAAGAGTCAAAAGGTACAGCATTGTAAGCTGATACTTATTCAAGAGCTTCTGGGCTGTAGCCATGAATTTCGCATAGTCTTCATCGGTAATGGAAACATCTTTAGGCGGCTTGGCACCATTAATGAGGATGCCTCTTAGCATGTTCTTACGGATAATATCGTTGTGCTCAGCATCGTTCATGATGATCTGCATGACTGAGTTAAGTGTACGCATTGTGGTTTGAGCCAAACCTGATTTGATCTTCTCATCAATAAACTGCTGATATTCTGATCTTGATATTTTGCTCATTGGGCGGTTCCCGAATCTTTCTTGTAGGTGCTTTCTATAATATGTCCTTTTTTGAATAACTGTAGCTGGCCTCCAAACGCCGAGCTCCTCACGGTTCTTCACCAAGGCAGCAAAATAAGCATTCAGGGTAACACCACGGTGAGTTAGAGGATTAATGCCGCCCGTAACTAAAGATGCTTCAAACCGTTTTAATTCACCTTCTGCATCATGCCAATTTGTAAATCCCGATCTTGTGTATTCATCACGCTTTCCTACACTGTTTTTAAATCCACGACGAATACCATATCGAGTACCGCGTCGTGTTTCATACCTATAAACATTAGGATGGCGAGGAACTTCTTTCCATTTACGCACAGCTTTCATATCCTTTCATTTGTGTAGTTTCCAGAATAAAATGCACACGTATGTTCGGTTTTTACGTGAAGAAAAAGCCCAATGTGGGCTTGAAATATAAATGAATGATTATCCATCAATGATTTGAGATTGTTCAATAAAACTACTTATTGAACTGGTCTTCAAATTTCTTCAGCATCATTTTGTAACCAAGTATGCCAGTTTCCTCGTTTGTGTTGAGAAAGTATCTTGTAGCTTTACCATTACCATATTGTTGAAGAATTTTATTCTCGACAAGTTCTTTAACTGCCTTACGCGCCTTGAATTCAGACAAATTCGTAGTTTTGAGCAAACCTTTGATTGAAATTTTGCTGCTGTTTTCCATTGCATATGTGACGACCGTTACCTGATCATGTGTAAGTCCCTTCAGGCTAGATAAAAGATCGATTTTCCAAATGCGTAACGTGGTTGAATCAGTTTTTCTAATGATATCAGGAGTTCTTAAATGGTTTGCTTGGGCTGCATTAAATATTGTTGGACCGCCAGATCCAGCTTTCTCTGCAATCCCTACTCGTCGCAAAAGCAAAGAAATTATAGAGTTTCGAGATACGGAATCACTCCCGTGAATGAATTCTTCTTTAGTAACTCTCATGTCACCAGGGTTGAAAAATTCGTAGTAGTCATCATAATCGAAAATCTTTATCGGTGTGTCAGAATCATAATAAGCATGCATTAGAGTGTTCACTAATGCCTCTTTTACGGCAAGCTTCATATGCGAATAGTAAGGGCCTCTAGTTAAATCGCTTGCTTGAGTAAAGCGATCAGAGATATCATCCGTGAGTGCCTTAAGCACAAGGACATAGAAGGAGAAAATATTCAGTTCGGGGTAGTTCATGTCACCGCTTGAAATTCGTCGTTTCCATTTTTCGTCATATGAACTGCTTTTCCGAAAATAATCCAATTGAAAACCTGGGAATCGTTGAATGATTGCATTAAATTTTCCAAAGAATAGGAGACACCCTGTGGTCATCTTATAGGATCGTTTAGCGTCTCTGCGATCGATTTGAAAGCAGCCAAGGTGTTCTAGAAAGTCTTGGGGTGATAATGATGATAATTCATTTCTTGCGGTGTTTTTAATCATGAGGTTGCGGTATTCTTCCAAACTATTCAGATCAAGATCGTCTACAGTGTAATTTTCTAGAAGTTCAGTGTCGACATATTGTTGAGAATTTGCAACCATATACTTGTATTGTCCAGCTGACGGACGCTTATCGCCATCTCCAAGCCGAACATAGCAACTATCTCTACTTCCATTGAGAAATACAGGTTTTTGATAATAATCTGCCTGGCGAATGCTAACTTCAATGACTGTTTTGTGGTTTACGGATCGTATTACCACATCTTTATCAGAAATTAAACATGCGCTGACCTTCTTGGGATTTGTAACAAGGCTTGTGAGTTCTGCTATCACTTTTGAAGGCGATTGTACTCCTTCAATGACAAATTTTCCTTTTTCTGGTTCGTCTACACCAAGGACAATCAAGCCCCCACGCGTATTGGCGAAAGCACTATAGGTTGGCCAAAAGTCCTTTGGAAGAGAATTCTTCGATTTTTTGTATTCAAGATCAACACCTTCTGGTTGCACAATAATCCACCTTCCTAAATTAAACCTCAAGAAAAAGAGGACACTCTTTTGTTGGTATAATAGCAACTTCGGCAGTTTTGGTTACCTACAGTAATGAATTTCTCAAGAAAACCTCACGATTTGACAAAATGACTTTTATTGTTCTCAAATTATTCATGTTGCTTATTCGGTTTCCAACCTTCAGCGGAAGGCTAGTTGTTTGTCTTAAAACTAAACTCCGTTACGGGGTCGTATTATTGCATCTTTCTAACCATCATCATGAGCGCGCCGATAATGATAAAAACGGCTGCCCACCACAGGTTGCTTCCGGGTTTGTCTGGGTCAATGAGCCAATGTACCCAATGATGCCTGTGGCCAAACAGGGCGAAGTAGAAGCCTATAAGAACAATGATGAGGCCAATGAAGTGTGCCTCACTTAATGTATCTGGACCGTTCATAAGTGCATCTCCAAGAACTGAGCTTAGATTTCGTTTAGCTTACTGAACTCGATGTCATTGTCGTATCTGATCTTGACGGTTAGTGGGGTGCAACGAATGATGACGGGGCGATCATACTGTAACGATTTTTGAAAAGAATTGAGGTTCTCTGTAAAGTTTGGTAAGACCTCCTCAGCAGTCAATACAGCTGTTTTTGCACGTAATAGCAGCGATGAGTGGTGTAGCTCATTGAAACAGTAAACAGCGAGCACAGGCTTTTCTAGAACATTGTGAATGGTAGTAGTGTCTCGATCAGTGTAAAAAAGAATCTCTTTAAGCGATCGGTGTGATTTAAGTGGTGTCAGCGAAACTATATTAGGGAAACCGGTATCGGTATCAAGCGTAGCTACCTGCATAACGGTACACTCTCTTAACAGTATATCGGCCTGCCTGATTGTAGAATTTGCCATAAGTAAGACTCCTTGTCTTAACTATTAATTTGATACGAGTAGCTATGTTTTTAACCGTTGATGGTGAATATAACTCATCTTTGCTATAATTAAGTGAAACTATCTCATGAATTCATTGTAGTGCTCTCCAATATACTTAATAATTCCGGTAAACACTTGGTTAATGTATGCGGGATCAACGCCAAAGTAGCTCAAATATTGTAAAATTCCAGGTATAAAAGTTAAAAATAAAAAGGAAGGCGTTATGTTGTGCATATTATAAAGTTCATCTATGCTTCCAACTGCTTGATTGGCATTACTACGGGCTGGTTGTTGGGCCTGGCTTGGCTTCTCGGCAAACTCGGTATTTACAACGGTGTGTTCTCGATGCGTGAATGGCTTGTTATTGTGATGACGATTGATATTGCCATTCTCATTATCCCTATCACTCGCCGTTACACGTACAGATTTATTGGGAGTATGGGACGGGTTTTCGAGTGAAGCCTTTTTCAAGTATGCTTCTTCTGAGGATCTTGTGAGGGGAGGCTCAATTCCCATATTACTATTGAGCGTCTCTGAAAAACTTTGTACTAATGCTGACGTTCGGAAATCAATTTTTCCGACAGCCATGCTTATTCGTATCCAATCAAGGCTTTTTGTAGCTTTTAGCTGAAGCCTAGAAGCAACATCAGCGTTTTCTCCTAATATTTTTAAGAGATTAGCAAAGGACCGCGATACTATTGCTGATGTCGGCATAATATCAGCGGTTCTCTTCATCAGGTCAATGGTAGGGTATAGATGCGTAATTCCTTCAATTGTGGGTGTGAGAGACTCAGACATAGAATTCAGTATTGTGTATCCGCTCAAAGCAGCTTGATCCATATCAAGTGCGCCTTTAATGCTTGAGCTAATCCCTTCAGCCATATTCTCTATGCCTTTTTGATATAACGACGCAGGGAGCATTAGACTACTTGCACCATTTGTGTAGCTCTTACGGTGACTATCAGTTTTCATGTTCCACCTCCTTCAGCCCTCGCCACCGGGGCTATTTTTGTACCCAATAAAAGCGCGAAGTAGGGGCATTATTATTAATCAACGCTATATGTTTTGGTTCCAATTGTTTTAAAGTCAGCATTGCTAAATTCAACCGTTACGGGATTTGTGTTCTTCAAGCTATAAATGAGCACGGTCTCAACTGTTTTACCAGGCAACAGAGAGTTTTGAAGATTGTCTTCCTGTGATTGCACTGGATCACTGCCGTCATCGTTGAGCTTGATTGTTCCGGGGTTGAGCTGAACATTTGAAGTGTCCGTCTTTTGTTTAGCATGTATTACCATATAAAAGTTAGAAGGGTCTTGTTCTTTTTTTGAGTTGTTGCGAATTGTATTGTAAATTACGAGCACTTTCTGGCCATCTTCAACGCTATCTCGCACTTCTGATTTTGTTAATGTCATTGTTTCGTTACCAGCGTAGAAAACTGGATCCTTGAAGAACCATTCGTGATTTGCATCTGTCGGGACGGAAGAATTATCGGTCTTTTTCTTTGCCGGTGTTGCCTTATTGACGGCCTTTTCAGTCTTAGCAGGCGAGCTACCCTTGCTCGCGCTATTTGAATTTCCGCAACCAGCTAATGTAACCGCAGTTAATAATCCTAAGCCGATTAGCACTGTCTTCTTCATTTTGTTTTCCTCCAAAATATTCAGCTTTTATAGTCGTCAGTATTTGGACTATTTTTTTCATTTCCTTCAACCGAAATATAGGCTTTCAAAAGTCACTTTTTTGTCAGATCTGAATACGTGATAATCCAAGAACCCAATGCACTTTTAGCTTTTTTTACTTTAGCAGTTAAGATTTCACCCTTATCAACCGAAATTCTGGGGTTCTCACTACTAATGAAATTAAGATGTTTCCCAGCCCAAATCGTATGGCCAAGTTCTCCATTTGGAATGACCTTTTCCGCTTTGAATTCAATCGTCTTACCATCGATATTCTTTCCCGAGTTAAGAGCTGCTTCGGCTGTGTTTGCAGTGTAGTCAGCTTTTTTAGCTGCATTGTTTCCACAGGCAATCAATAAAATTGCCATCAACATAGTCATTATAAAAGCTATCGATTTCTTTCCCATAAAATAACCCTCCAAAAAATGCAGCATTTCATAAAAGCTAATATGCCGAATTTAGCTTTTCCATCATGTTGCCCTGACTAAGCATTCATTGTGGAGTGCTAATCCCGCGACGCGCTATATCATCTAGTATAGATATAATTCCTTGAGCTTTTTTAAAATAGCTTCGGTAGGCACGTGAAGTCACGTCTAACGGAGATCCTTTATAAATGCTAATGGTCCTTGTGTTTCGAACAGTTCCTTTGACGTTTATAAATATCTCCATTCGTGAAACTGTATGGTTGATTCGCTGCTTTCCGGAAAAAGAGCTCGTTATGCCTGCCGCTCCTCCTGCAATATTTCCACCGACAAATCCTCCGAACGATGATGTGCCTTGTGCTATCATAGAGTCATTTTCTTTTAACTGAAAAGACAATAAATCGGAACAAAGATAAATGCTTCCATGATCTCCTATACGCCATGTATTTCTCTGCGTGTCTAGCTTTAAAGGGTATGCAGACCGATTTGCATTGAACGTCCATTTTGGGTCAGTGATATTTTTTTGCTTTTCAGCTTCCTGCTTTGCTAGCACCTCTTCATCGCGTGCAACTCTTCGAGCATTTTTTTCTGCTTGCTGTTTTTTTTCGTGTGCGACTTGTTCTGACGGTGTTCTTCCAGAATATGCCTTTTTGAATAATTCAACTTCTTCCGGTGTTACTTTTTCCCCATCTTTATACTTTTTAAGAATAAGACTGGCATTCCAATTGTTCTTAAACCACTGACCCAATCCCATATTAATGTCTCCCCTTAAGTGCGCGTGTTTTGCAACAAATAGCCAATCGGAACAATTCAGAATGAATAAAACTCCATAATTGTTTCTTTTGCAACATCCTCCATTGGTGCCGGAATGTCAAACGCTTTCATAAATTGATTCAGATTGGCGTCTTCTTTATCAATATCAACAAAATATAAAGGAACGAGTATGCGGATTCCCCCAATGTTAGCTTCACCTTCAATGCTATTCTTTGATGCTGAATAGAAATACAGACAAGCTGGATCTTGGTGTAGAACGTGCATTATTTCGTGTGCCGCTTGATAGGGCAATTGTTTTGGTTCATGCCAATTCATATTAACCGCAATCCAACGCGTTTCAGGATTAGAAACTGACGGAGTGTACGGTTTTAGCTTATATGTCAGCTCAGCCCCGACTCCACGGTCAAATCCATAGTTTAAAACTTCTCTCAGCATCTCGCTGGTAAATTCAGTCATCATGTTTGCCACCTCGAAGAAGTCTCTTGATTATCTCAAGATCTTCAGGCGGAATGGGACGTCCTTCGAAGGTCATGATGGTATCGTTTTTGGGGTCGGCGATATCAACCTCTGAAGGGGTTTTATCGGTTGTTGAGTCATTGCCAAGTAAATAGTCTATCGACACATCGTAGAGCTCGGACAGTTTTTTAAGCATCTTAGATGAAGGCTTTCTCTTATTCGTTTCCCACATGCCAACTGTACTAGCGGCAATGCCAAGAGTTTTGGCTAACTCTGCTTGACTCTGGTTCTTTTTTTCTCGAAGTAAAGATATTCGTTGGCCCGTATTCATTTGTTCTCACCACCTGTGTATATTGATTTTACCATCACTATTAGTGATGCAAATTAAATTTCAAAAAAACTCACATTAAGTGTTGACAATCACATTTAGTGACTGTATTCTATTCACATAGAGTGAAGGAGGCGATCGAATGAATCCCATCAGAAAAGCTCGAATGAAGAAAAAAATGACTCAAGAGGAGGCGGCCAAATCTATTGGCATTAGTTACTCTATGTATGCGAAGATCGAAAACGGCAATCGTGGAGCGTCTCAGAAGACAATGAAACGCATGGCTGATTTTTTTGGAGAAAGCGTTGATGCTCTTTTTTTTGAAGATGTTGTTCACATTTTGTGAACACGGTCTTGTCCAGCGAGAGGAGGTGGCACGATGAACAACTCTAGGAAGAACCTCCTGACTGATGACAACCAACGGGAATTTAGCAAAGCAAAGTTTGAAATCATCAAGGCAGGAAAGAATAGGTCAGTGATTCCAGAAGTAATCCGAGCTCGCTACAAAGGATTGACGGTTGATCTGGCTGTTGAGAATGTCTCATATCAACCGAGCAATTTAAGTGTGTCAGAGACAGATGCTCTGGTGGCACTTGGTAACACCGTTTTGGAAGTTCTAAGACTTCTTGGCCTTGATGGAAATGCCGTACCCAATCGGTTCGATCCGGAAAACGTTCACATCGGTGCTCGGTAGAGCCTTCTCAATCAGTGGAAGAGCTGCAACCACCGCGTCAAAAGTGAACTGGTTTTGCATCAACAGCATATTTTGTCCTGCTGCAGGATCGAACCGGCTAAGCACACTAGCGACAACAGGGTCCTGATTATTGTTCATGATAATCGCCTCCTTAAAAGGCATTAATTCACTTAGAAAGAAGGAATACAAATGTTGCTCAGATGTTTATTGATAGGGACTGTTGTAGTCCAAATCATAATCCTTGCCATTCTAATCAAGTTTAGTAGGGATTGAAATCGTTTTGGACAACCGGTGAATGCGATGATTGCATGTCACATTAATCGTTTGTGGAAGGGCATCTACGTAATATGAGAACTCTTCTGCATGAAAAGGCACTAGTTCAACAGAACGCTTAAATGGTGAAGATACACTAGACGGATCGTAGGCAGGTGATAGGTCGTAAGGGTTCCACCTCATCTGCGGAACTGGAAGAGGGCCGTCTGTATATAGCGGATGAGATTCATCCCAAAACTGTCGCTTATTCCTGTTCTTCTCAATGTCATATTCTTCCGGACTGAACCCATTGTCTAAAATCCTATGACCGTCGTGTTCTAAAGTGATGTCTTTAATCGTAAGAGCTCTGGTAGATATGTTTGACACAGAAAATGAAATCATCACGTGTTCACGTTCTTTTTTAACTTCGATACTGGTGACACTCACTCTAAACAGATTGAAGTGCCATGCATAGATAGCAGAAGCTATCGATAAGAAAAGTGCTACTAGAGCAATTAATGTGTCGAACGAAAAAGTTATGTACATGTTGAGCATCTCCATTCTTGAGTAATTATTTTTAGTCAATATAATTCCGCCCAGCGAGAGGAGGCAGTCAAATGAATATCCTCAAAAAGCATGACATCTTAAATAAAAAACGGCAGTTTCTCACTAAGGAACTCGGGCAAGAGAAGCTCGAGAAAGTGATTGCTGCCGTGGAAAAGCTGATAGAGACCGAGAACATTACGTTAACACAGCTAACGGACGTTATTCAGTATCTTCATACGGATAGTGGATTTCTTCTTCCCACACAGAAAGCCTGAATTCCGGCTCGTCACGTTCATTCAGGTATTTTCTAAAACGGTAGTTAATATCGCTCACATAACCGGCAGCGGTATAGACATCTTCAATCATGTCAGAAGCCATTTCCTTCTGGCAAAACGGGCAACGGATTGCCTGTGGTTTTACATTTAGATTTAGAGGAAAAGATTTACCACATTGTGAGCAAGTTAAGCTAGCGCGCGTAAACATTGCCAATTTATTCACCTCCCTTCGATGCAATTATCGCACTCGGCGGGAGGCAATCACATAATATTCAGTTTTCAAGTTAAGGAGGTGAGCCAGATGGATCGACAGCAAATGATCGAAGCACTGATGAGCTACCGCGACGATAAGCCCAAAGCTTTTTGGGAAACCATGGACAATGACATGCTCGAAATGGCAATCAGCGCTGAAAAGGAACGTGCAAGGAACGAAATGATTGATTACCTTGCTACAGCTTAATCATCGCATATATCGCCGTGAAACTACTACATCGGCGGTACACATTTAAAGGAGGTGTGGTTATGACAATTAACATCTTTCAGGAATTTTCAAGAAGCCTTCAAGAAGAGGGCCTGACACGCAAGAGCTTAGCAGCACGCGTACACGTCACACAGGCCGCTATTAGTAATTGGGAAGCAAGAGGAATACCGAACGATAAGCTGATTCCGGTTGCGCTTGCGATTGGCAATGATCGATTTCTGAACGCGGTTATCGAACATCAAACCGGATTAAGAGTCTTTGCTGATGATCTTGATACTGACGATCCATTGGTCGTTTATCTCCACGAAAAAATGGCTCAAAAGAAATTTGAAGAATCTGCTGAACGAGCCGAATCGGTGCTATCTAAAGGCCGTGATCATTTTACGGCAACTGACGTCAACAAAATCAGATCATACATCGATTCAGGCGAATCGCTAGTTGAAAGTCTGGAAAGTCTAATCGGATCACTAAAGTCCCAAATCAGACCAGTAGAGAAGGTGAAAGCATGGATGTAGCGGTGAAAGTTAATGAGGACGACAAGCTTGCAGAACTCATTGCAGTTCATCTTGCAGACAATCTTAAGCCGGTGGTTCAGGCGATGGTAAACAAAGCTGTTGAAGATGCTTTGCCTGGCCACGGAATGAACAAGGGCGAGTTAAGTGCAAAGCTGAAGCTGTCACTTGGTACCGACGCCTTTGAACGTATTGCATATCAATCAGGCATGCCACGATACGAATCTGGCAATGATGGTCACAAGAAGAGCGACAAGTCTCGTGACCGTTGGTACTCAAAGGCAGTTGACAAGTTCATGGAAACATACACGGAGGACTAACGATGTTAGAAGCAATCATGTCGGTGCTGTTCGACCCAACATCAGCCTTTTGGAAATATCTGCTTGTCGCTCTTGCCGGTATCATGATCGGCGCCACAGCAGTGGGAGGCTGGAAACAATGGACACGTTAGGAGGAAGAACTATGCGTGATACGAAGGCTTGTTGGCAAGACATTCATGATCAAGCCGAAAACGTGATTTACAAGGGACACGGAGATAGCGGTTGGCTTTGGATGTTCGAACTTAGTCAACGGATGCTCAACAAATGCGCACAAAAAAATCCCGTAGCTCCAACTACGGGAAATAGAGAATTTAGCACATTCAATTATAGCTCAAGTTTATCACGGAAGGCGGTCGATGACCATGCTTGATTGGAACGGAAAACCAATTCCTTTTGGCGAAAGTGTCATCACCAATGTTGGCCCCGAGGGCGACAACATCAAAGATGATCCAAAAGAAATCCGCAAATACATCTTGGAAGAGCTTAGCGGTGTTGCCGTTGTCGCTAATGATGAAAGGAAATTTGACTATGAATAATGACATTGCAACAGCGGATTCGCTGACTTATCGGGTGGACTATGAGAAGCCCAAAATCACATTTCACAATTTTGAAGAACTTAAGGCTCACATAGAAGAGCGACTTACTAAGTATGAAAGTTTGGCGGTTACTCCTGACACAAAAACCGACATCAAACACTCTATCGCTGAATTGCGATCCTTGCGCAAAGCTGTTGATTCTCGCCGCAAGGAAATTAAAAAGGACTATGAGGCACCTCTTAAGGAATTTGAAACCAAGGTTAAAGCGCTAACAGGATTGATTGATAACACAGTCAGTCCACTGAACGACAAGGTGAAAGCCATCGAAGATCAGGAACGCGAGGAACGCCGCAATGAAGTAATTGTGCTTATTTCCGAGATGGCCCCAAATTATGATCTGATTCCTAGCGAGATCGAAATAGAGAACGAGTGGCTCAATAAGATCTCAAAAGCAAAGCTCACCAAACTGATTGGTGATCGCATGGGTTGGCTTCAAAACGAGAAGCGTCGAATCAAAGCAGATCGCGATGCGACCACTGCATATGCCAAACAAGCCGGTTTTGACCCGGAAGGATGGACTGCCTTGGTCGAACAGGGACAAGGTTTTGACGCAATTCGGTTGCAGATCGATTCTGCTGCGATGAAGCGCAAGCAGGAACAGGATCGGCAAGCCAAAATCAAAGAATCTGCTGATGCGATCCCTAAGCTAAACCGGGCAACTGTTGAAACAAATACTGGACAAACCGATATTGATTTGACGACGGGTGAGATTGTTGAACCGAAGTTTACACGTGCAATGCGCGTTACCGCAACTGAAAAACAAATGTGGGCATTAGCCAGATACATGGATGACAACAAAATCAAGTATGAATCACTTAAGGAGGTTTAGTCATGCAAGAAATTCAAGAACGACAGCCAAATGAAACTTCATCAATGGGGCTGATTATGTCTGTAGATCAAGGCCAAGCAACTAAGGAAATTGCTGCCATTAATCAATTCCAAGGCCTTATCAACAGCCAACTAAAAAAAGATCAAGATTATGGCGTTATTCCTGGAACACAGAAACCTACTTTGTTAAAGCCAGGAGCAGAGAAGATCTTAATGTTGCTTGGCCTAAAAAGTGAGTACCAAGTGGTGGATAAAGTTGAAGACTTTGACCGAGGCTTCTTTGCTTATACCGTTCAAGCTAGTCTCTATCATGGGTCTGATCTAATTACACAAGGATTGGGTGCCGCAAACACAAAAGAAACACGGTATCGGAAGAACAACTTTAACAAACAGACTCATAAAAAAGACCCGTGGGACGGAGTCAGTTACCAAGATCCGTATACTTTGCAAAACACGGTGTTGAAGATGGCTAAGAAACGTGCACAAGTTGATGCAACATTGACTGTTGGATCACTATCTAATGTTTTCACGCAAGACGTTGAGGACATGAAGGATTTCAACCAGCGTGAGACTACCGAAACCATGAACAATGGCGATGCCAATACTATGAAGATTACATTTGGAAAATATAAAGGCCGAACCATAGGTGACGTTGTCCAAAGTGACCGCAGTTACCTGGAATGGCTTGAAAAGAATGCAAAGGATGCCTCAATGCGCCAAGCGGTTGCAATGACCCTGCACGGTCAAAATAGTCAGGCACCACAACCTCAAGCACCGACGCAACATCAGCAATCTAGCCAGCAATCTGAATCACAACAAACCCAGGCACAACGTCAAACCCCACCATCAACCAATCGGCGCCAGGCCGGGTCCTACAATGGAATGCCGCCAGCTCCAAGCGATGCGGATGAGCCACCATTTCCCTTCTAATAAATCAGACGATATGGCGTAACCATACGGACGGGTGTGAGGCCCATTAAGAACAGCAGGAGGTGACTCACCGCATGGATTTATTCAAGCTAATTCGAGAGTTCTACATTCAGCAAAGCGTTAATCCGCTAAGCACAGGACAGATAGCATTATGGCATGGGCTGGTTTACCAATGTAACCAGCTAGGCTGGCCAAGCGAATTCAATATGCCGAATCGAACACTTGAAACGTTGACTGGTTTAAGCCGTCAGGGCATCGTCAAAGCCCGTAACGCGCTAAAACAGTCAGGGCTGATAGATTTTCAAACTAACGGTGTTAAGGCAACGACCTACTCAGTCATCGATATTTCACGAAAACTTAGTACGTCAGATAATAGGCAACCTAGTAGTCAAGCTGATGACAGTGTGTCAAATAGTAGGCAACACAGTAGGCAACCTAGTAGGCAACACAGTTTACAAGGTAGTTTACAACCTAGTAGGCAACACAGTAGCACATACACTAAACAAGACGAGACTAAACTAGACAAAACTAAACGACAACAGACTACTGCTCCAGTAAAGGCAGCAGAGAGGCCTGTTGAAGAATCATCGTCGTCATCATTAATTCTTGATATTTGCAATTTCTGGGAAGGCAACGGGTTTGGACAACTATCACCGTTCACCAGAGAAAGCCTTGTTGATTGGGTTGATGACATGCGAAAAGCAGGATCACCTGAACCTGAGAAGCTAGTCCTAAATGCGCTACGGACTGCAGTTGAAAGCAATGTCAGAAACTACAAGTACGTCAATGGCATCTTAAAAAACTGGGAAAGCAAGCGTCTTCTCACGGTTACTGCTGTCGAAGCAAACGATAGTGAACGCAAAACGAATCAACCTGAGCGGCGTTACGGCAGGCCAGAGCGCGTTGATAAAGAACCTGATTGGTTAAAGCCTGGATATCAGGAACCAAAGCATGAAGTGACGCCCGAACAACGTGCCAAGCTGGCTGAACAGCTTGAACAGCTTAATAAACTCGGCGAAAAGAATTAGGAGGGAAGCACATTGCTAAACAGTGTCTCACTAACAGGCCGGCTGACAAGAGATGTTGACGTGCGCTACACACAAGGCGGCACGGCTGTCGGATCGTTCACACTGGCTGTTGACCGCAAATTCAAGAGCAAAAACGGAGAACGAGAAACTGATTTCGTAAATTGCCAGATCTGGCGCAAGTCGGCTGAGAACTTTGCAAACTTCACCAAAAAAGGCTCCTTGGTTGGTGTTGAAGGCCATATCCAAACGCGCACGTATGATAACGCGCAAGGGCAGAAAGTATTCGTGACCGAGGTAATCGTTGATAATTTTGCTTTGCTTGAGTCACGACAGACGTCTCAGAACGGCCCTAAATCACAGCAAACGGCCAATGCATCAGCGACAGCGACCACAAACGCGAGTCAAGCGGCTCCAAATGCTTCACGAGCGAATGCCGCGGATCCGTTTGCTAATAATGGCAAGCCGCTCGATATTTCTGATGATCTTCCGTTCTGACTTAAAAGAGGTAATTAAAAATGGAAAATTGGAAAGACATTGAGAATTACAAGGGAATCTATCAAGTATCTGACAAAGGCCAAGTGCGAACGATCCCCGGGAAAACGACAGTACGCATGTTTAACGGGCGCGAAATTGTTCGGCATTGGAAAGGACGAACACTCAAGCAGAAGACTGATAAGGGCGGATACAAGCGCGTTACGTTGTGGAAATCTCGTGCTAGTAAGCAGTTTTTGGTTCATCGGCTAGTATGCGCGGCTTTTCATGCGAACTATGAAAATTTACCGGATGTGAATCACATCGATGGAAACCCGTCAAATAATAATGCCGATAATCTGGAATGGATCACTCCACGTGGGAACTTGATGCATGCATATGAGCATAAGCTCAACAAGGCAGCAGTTCCTGTCGTATTGCGCGATCCGTCAACTGGAAAAATTAGATATTTTTATAGTCGGTCTGAAGCCTGCCGTTTTCTTGATCGCTGTCCTGAGTACATTGGAGACGCAATTAACCGTGGGGATACAGAGGTAGACGGATATGAATTATTTACAGTCCTAACAAAGTGATGCCATTCCAGAAAAATATGGAGGATCAACATGTGGCACATCATTGAAAGATTTATGCGTGCAAAAGGCTACGGTATCCGTCAACTATCCAGAGTTGCTGGGTATAAAAATCCAACAACTATTTGTTCAATCAAAACGGGTCAAAGCAAAGATCCGTCATTTTCAACAATGATCAGAATTGCCGATGCTCTAGGCGTTAGCCTTGATGAACTGAGGCCTGATAAGCAAGGAGAGAAGAAATGACACAAGTAACGGTACGGCTTTACAAGCAAGGCGACAAAGTGTGGCGCGACTTCAAGGCAGAATTGCATAAGCGCTATGAGAAGGCCGTAATGCTAGATATTTCTGAAAGCGAAGCATTCTCAAAAATCGAGAAGCAGGAGTTCAATAACCGGATCATTGTGTCAAAGAAATCAATTGTCGAGAAACGTGCGGTAGCCGGTGTTGATAATCGAGACATGCCGTCAGTGGCACTGATCAGCAGTATCAAGGCTGTAAGCAAACGCGGGGAAGATAACCGTAAGAAGTATGCAGTACAAGTTGCTGAGGCGGCAAGCAAGAGCAAAACACTAACAGAGGTTGCAAAACGTGTTGGAAAGTCACGGCCGTTTATTCAGGTAGTTGCTAAAGAATTCCAGATCAAGTTGCCAAGCCGCAACAACGGCTGTGAAGAGATTGCGAGCCGATAGCTATTTAGCGAAGAAGAATACAAGAAACTACAGGAGGAATCTTCAAATGCAAACAATTAAGCCAAAAATGATGGTCGGTGATCTGGTTGTGGTGCCTGATCGAGTATTCATGGGCGTGCGTGATCTCGGCGGTGTGGCACGAATCATCAGGGTTGAACGATACAACGCCAGAGGTGCAAGCCAAGACATCAACAAGCCAGTTATTTTTGATGGCAATGCGTCTAAAGAGCTAATCACAACGGTTGAGATGGTTGACGGCAAGCAACGTCAATACTATCTGAAGGACGTGAAGCCGGCGTGAACAGGATTATTATTCCATTGCCCCTCATGACTCTTAACCAGTACATCAAGGTTGAACGAGGCAACATGTTCGGCGGAGCAAAAGTCAAGAAACAAGCAACAGAAACGGTAATGTTGGCTGTGAGAAAAGCGATGAATCAGGGCGTGAAATTTCAATGGGGAAAACCTCTAAGTTTCGACTGGTACTGGTATGACAAGCGAACAGACCCGGACAACATCGCGTTTCAGCACAAGTTTATCTTCGACGGCATGCAAAAGGCTGAATTTTTAGAAAACGATAACTGGGATCACATTGTAGAACTGCGAGATCGGTTCTTTATTGACAAAGCTAACCCGAGAGTTGAAGTCGAAGAAATCGATTGAAGGAGGCCAATTAATGAGATCGCTAGAGTTGTTTGCAGGAATTGGTGGAATTGCTCTTGCTGAACAAATGGCTGGAATTGAAGTAGCCGGTTTGTGTGAATACGCAGACTATCCACGCGCGATTTTACAGAAGCACTGGCCAGATGTGCCACTTTTTAAGGACGTGACAAAACTTGATCGAGAAGAACTCACAAATGCAGGAATCAGCCCTGACTCAATTGACATTGTTTCCGGAGGCTTCCCTTGCCAGCCTTTCAGTATTGCCGGGCACAGAAGAGGCACGGAAGATGACCGCGACCTCTGGCCAGAAATGTTTAGAATTATCAAACAGCTTTGGCCAACTTGGGTTGTTGGAGAGAATGTTGCTAACTTCGCTAATATGGAACTCGACAGAACGCTTTTTGACCTGGAAGGCGCGGGATACCAAGCACGGGCATTTGTATTACCAGCTTGTGCCGTCAATGCCCCGCACCAGCGGCTTCGAACATTCATTGTGGCCCACAGTAACCGTGAAGGGCAATTACAATCGCAAGGGGCTTACCAAGACCAACGGAGATGGACTCGCGACGGCAGTGAAGTTTTGGCTGACGCCAGTAGCAAGCGACGGCAAACGAGCAGCCACGATGAGTTCAGAAACATTGCGAACTGGCAAAGCAAACGGCAATTTAGCACAACAAGTAGCACACCAGCAAAGTGGCAGCCTGAACCCAGCGTGGGTCGAGTGGCTGATGGGGTACCCAATCGGTTGGACAGACTTAAAGCATTAGGTAATGCGGTAGTGCCACAGCAAATACTGCCAATATTCAAAGCAATCGTTCAAATTGAGGAGGCCGACCAATGAAAACAGGAGACAACACGTTCGATGACATCTACGTCAGTAAAGAGACTGGAAAGGTTGTAGGAGTCATTCTTGACGAACGCGACTACAAACTGGTTCCATTCAGGAAATGCGATAACCCGATGGCGTACAAGATGGCAAAAAAGAAAACGCGAGACATTTTGTCATCTCTTTGCTCTCTAGCGTTCATCGAGGCTCCAAATATGAATAAATTGGCAGATCGAATTGTTGACTGTGTATATCGAAAAGAGGACGAAAAATGAGCGAAGAAAAACTGTACGTGGTAAAGAACGATGAAGGACAATATTGGGAGTTTGGTCGCAAAAGAAATTCCTTCTTGGATCTCTCGGATGTTGATTTGCCAGTAACAATCGATAAAGATTTGGCATTCGAAGTAGCGAGAAACTCTGGCGGCCACGTTGTCACGTTCGTTGAGGAACCCGAAAAGGTAGTGCTAAGCAAAGAGCAGGCCGAAATCGTTAAGAATGCTCAAAGTAATGATTATCCTGCTACCGAAATTTCCGATCGTACCGATGATTCTGATGGAGTGGAAAAATTGCTGATGAATGCTTACGTCAACGGATACACCGTGGCAAAGGAGAAAAGGTACTTGGTGGGGCTAGACGGTCTTGTAACAACAGGCGGTGCTAAGCAGTATCTGACAAAGAAAGATGACAAATGGTTCGCTTGCCGAAGAATTCCAGGAATGCATCAGGACTTCACTGACGAAGAGCTTAATGCGGCTCCTGAATGGGCGCAGCAACTGAATCGTGAAGAGGTGACTGACGATGAGCAATGAGACGAAGCGGGACGTGTTCGATGATGCGTTGGCATATGCGCCAGTTGGCAGGGAATATGACCCGGTGAACGACGATGAGGCTGGTGACCTACGTAGCTGCTTATCTGCGCGTTATGACGCCGCCTTGCCAGATGATCTGCCGGTTATTCCGAGGAAAATTGGCAATTTCATTAAACAGTCTGTATACGAGGATGCAACGCTTCAGGAAGCTCTTGAATGTGCCCATGACAAGCAATTTGGAGTCGGACGATGGATTTCAGCACATTCAGAAATTTTCGCCCGTGCATGGATTCTAGGTGTCTGGCGCGTTGAGGAAACCGGCGAAATCGTGAAATTGGAGGCGGAGAAATGAAACGAATAGAAATGAAGGTTATCCGTATGCCGAGCGGCAAATACCTTTGCAATGCCGCATGGGATGGAATAGATCAGACGCCGAAGCTTTCGCAGGCCATCAAGTGGTACGGAGAAAAGGGAGAAACCGACCCATACAAAACCGCACATGATTGGGGCGGTAAGGTTGTCGTGCTTCGGGAGGTGCGAGATGAAACGAGAGATTAAGTTCAGAGCATATAGAAAGTCAACGCAAAACATCTGCAATGTGCTCTCGATTGATTTTGAAAAGGAATGGGTATTGCTTAGTGACGGAGACGAGGAGGACATTTCAGACCTTGATTTAATGCAATACACTGGTCTTCACGACAAGAACGGGCGAGAAATCTACGAAAACGACCTATTGCAATGCACGTCATACACATATGGCAACGGGGAAACTGGTAAAACCAGTCTTTTAGTCAAATATGATGAAATGAGTGCTGGGTTCATTGCCGGTCCTTATATGTTAGGAAAACTGATGGATATTAGGAAATGTGAGGTCATCGGCAACATATTTGAGAATCCGGAGCTGCTGGAGGGAAAACAATGAAAAATGGGCCTTACCGTTTCATGTCATGGCTTGGATTGATATTAATTGGGGTGTCTTCACTTATACCTGATAACCATTTGGTATATGGATATTACAAAACATTTGTTTTTCTGACATTATCAGCAATCTTGTTTGCGCTTTGGGACATCGCGGATGTAATCAGGGAGGAGCGGGAATGAAACAGATAATAAACGGCATATGGAATATGTCTCCATCAGAGCTGAATATGAATTTGATCATCATATGTGGTGTCCTTGCGGCAATGCTGCTGGCATTCCTTCATTGGGTAAATAAGCAGAAATGATGATTGCCGTCATGTTGCTAATCGCAGGTGTTGCAATGTGGATGTGGGCTAACTGGAAAAGGATCAAATGATTGCAAACAAAAAAGCGCGCCTGATGAGGGACGCGCCGGAGGCCAAACGTACGATTGAGAGTAAATGAAATCAAAGATTAGGAGTTGGCCTCCACAGGTAGTATAGCAAACGCACGCGTTGAAAGCACATTTAGAGTATCAAAAAAGCGCACCATTACGGCACGCCTTCCCGATGAGTTTTAGGCAAATTCATTATACCATAAGGGGTGGCGCTTGTGATGGAGCTTTTATCAATTAGCGATGAAAAGGATCGGGAAGCAGTCGAAGATATCCTGAATAAATACCGAGCAGAGCGCGGATTCATAAAAGCGCCAGTTAATCCAAAGATCACCAGTGCATGGGGAGACGGCACTTCTGCCAGCACTGTTCAGCGTCCGCTGTATGCACAGCAACGTTTGGAGAGACAAGCATCAGCGCGTAAG